GGCAGGGGGGGGTGCTATCCAAAAGGGGTTTTGCTTTCATTTTTTTCGTTCGCGTTGCTGTTGGCACGTTTGGCCGTTTTGCTTGGCGTGCTCGGGCTTTTGCGGTGCCGTATGCCTGGCCGCGTTTGGCGTTGCATCTGCCGCAACTTGCGACCATGTTGTCTAGGTCGTCGGTGCCGCCCCGGTCGGCTTCGATTAGGTGGTCGGCTTGGGTTGCTTTTGCTTTTTTGCACCAGTGGCAATTTGGTTGGTCGCGTAGTAGTTGTGCGCGGTTCTTGCGGTAGGTCGGGTTCGCTGTTCGCTTGCTCATAGGTCTAGGGCCTGCCGCGCTTCGCTTGGCCTAGCGCGCGCGTTGCGCTTGCTTTCAGGTTGCACGTGTCGAGTGTTGCGAAGTGTTTGTGTCGGTTGGTGTGTTTCATTTGTGCTGCTTTCGTTTGTCGGTGATACTACTAAGGCAGAAGTCGCCCAGGGCCCACGCCGACCGTTGAGTAAGCACGGTTCACACTCGCCGCACGCCGTGTTCATGCGCGCGGGCTTGCCCTGGCTATCTAACGGCCGAACTGACGAGGATTAGTCGCCGAGGATTTACACCTGCACACTTTCTTTCGTGAAGTGTTACGCCCTTACGGGTCCTATTCAGTTGTCTTACGCGTTCGCAATCTGGTCCGGTAGTGCAGTCAGTTTGTCTATCACTTGGCTGGCTTCGCTTTTTGTTAGGTCGCGGGCGCTAGTGATATCGCGGCCTATGACGTCGGCACAGAATTGCCTAACGTCTTCGGCAACGGTTAGGCCTTTACGTCTAGCGGTTGCGCCCAGCATTTTCATTTGCGGCTGCGTTATTGCGCTGCTTGCGCTTGCTGCTTTCTTTTTTTCTTGCTCGCGTGCCACGATTGTTTCAATCTGTTGCTCATGCGTTGGCTCATCATCGAACGGTTCACGGCCGCCACCTACTACTGGCACCGGGCCGCGAGTTTTGCTTGGCGGGCCTGCACGGTTGAACACTTCGTTAGTGCTGGCAAGTTTTGCGAACGCGCCGGGCAACATAATGGCTACTAGTCGGCCAAGTGCTGACGTGGCGGCGTTCATTTGTTCACTGTCGCGGGTGTAGGGCGTATCACCTGGAAAGGGCTCCCAACAGAATGCGACCGCGGGGTGTTGGTCATCGGGTGAACGCCACGCCGTGACTTTGACTTCGATGAATGTGCGGCCGCCTACTTCGCGCACTATTGGCCCGCTTTCAATTATGCGAACGTCTGGAAATTTCTCCGCCAACATTTTTAGGCGGTGCGGTACGTCCACGTAGTCATTCAGTTGCCAAGCCATAGGTTGCTGCCTCTCGTTTGTTTGGTGTGTCGAAGTGTAGCCATGGGGTGCAGCGCGGCTTGCGGCGTGAAGTAGCCGGGTGCCCGCATATTGGTGCGCCAGTGTTCGGGGGTGTTGGCGTCGGATAAGTCAATCCAGCCGGCAAGCACAACATCGAACTTGTAGAAACTAATACGGTGCACTAACGCAAGGACGAACGGCGCGGCTTTGTCGTCGGGGTAGGTGATTAGGTGCCCGTTGAAGTGTTCGGTGCTGCGTACTTCGAGGCCTGCAACGTCGTGGCGTGTTTTGTCGTAGTTCACTGCGAATTCGTACGGCACTTTTAGGTGTTTGGCAAGTGCTAGTTCACCTATCCAGCCGACAAGTTGGCGGCGCTGTTCTTCTTCGCTGTTAGGTGCCCAGGCGTGTCGGTGTTTAGCGCCTAACAGTGCGGCGTTGTCTCGAACTTGCTGTGCGTGTTCGCGTAGTTTTGTAACTTCGTGCGGCATTACTGGCACCAACACGCCTTTGCGAAGTTGCTGTTCTTCGTAGGTGCGGTACGTCAAGCGCGAACACCTGCCCAATGTTCCAAGGTTGCGACGGTGCCTTTGAGTTCTTCCACGACTGCAATTTGCCACGTGATAACCGAAAGCGCCCGGGCGGCAGTGAGCGCGGTGTGGTGGTCGGGGCTGTTATCGGCCAGGTCTGCCAAGTCGGCCACTATTGTTTCGATGTCTTGCCAGCGGCTCATGGTCGCCACGTGGTCCACTGCGACCACCCGCCTTCGCGTTGAATGAGTAACGCGGCCGCCAAGTTTGTGGCGGGGTCTAGTAATCCGGTGCAATTGTCGGGGCCTACTGAACCGTGAACGCTCAGCCAACCTTCGGGCCAATATTTTGAGCGCAAGCACCAGGTTGGCACGTGCAACTGCATCAGGCCGAACGAACCGCCGCGGGTCCAGTCGCCGATTGCGTCGGGTTGGCAAGCGCTTTCGCGTCGCATAATTGTGGCCAGGGTGTCGAGTTCTTCGGCTGGCCACCCAAGGGTGTAGGCAAGTGATACGAACGCTTCACAACTAGGGGGGGTAGTTGTAGCGGGGGGTAGCGTTTCGGGGGCTGTAACGGGCTGTGGAGCGCTGTAACGGGGTGCCGTAAGGGTGGTTGCGTACACTGCGGGGGCTATTTGGTCGGCGTCAGGCATTGGGGCGATGTAAAACGAAACGGCTGTGGCCGCCAGGATAAGGCCCGAAAACGTAAGGACGCTTAGTTTCATGCCACTGGGGTTTCGGTGAGGCTGTGCATATCGTCCAGGCGGATAGGTGCCGACCAGGTAGCCCAGTTATCTGAACGGAATGCTAATTGCGCGAACATCGAGCGGTCTTCGCCTTTCTTGCGGAATATTTGCACCATTACGCGCTGCCCGTCGGGCATCGTGCCGGTGAACACTTCGTAAAATATTACGACGGTCTCGGGCGTTGTGTCGGTCATCAGGTTGCTGCCTTCCTTTTGAGTTGTACCCCCGACGGTAGCGGGTCAGTGTTATGCGGTGGTGAATACCTTGGCGAACGCTTCGCGGACCGCTTCGGGGTCCTTGGCCAGTTCTAGGGTGATTTCTACGTGCCACCAGTCGCCCTTCGGGGCGCCGCTGAATGTAGGCGCTAAGGCTTTGCGCCAGGCTTGGCGGTCGCACTTCCATGAACGGCCAAACGGTTCGGGCCAATAGTCAATCGCTAGGGCTATGCCAAGGTCTTGCCAATTTGTGAGGGCGTGCCGCATAAATTCCAAGGACTTTTGGCGGCCGTTGCTGGTGCCTTTGTTTTGTGCTGGGTAGTAACGGTAAGACAAGTCGAGGGCTACGCCTCGCGCATGGTTCGACACTTGGCCAGGCTTGCCGCGAATGTCGCGCTGCACGAACGTGCCGTTATTCCATAACGCGCCGCCCGAATGCTTGGCGGCTTGCTTAGCCCATTCTTCGGTGCCTAGCAACTTGCCGGCTGCTACCGGGTACGACGTAACTAGGTACGGCTTAGTCACTTCGGCTTGTCTTTCATGCCGTTGCTTGCAACTATGCCGGCAAGTGTGCCCGATAAAAACGTCACAATTGTGGCCATGAGGCTGATGAATTCTTTATCGTTCGGTGCTTGTTCCATAGGTTGCGAAACGAATAGCAACCCGTACACGAACCCGATAACTACTACGGCGAACACCACGCCAAGCAATACGCCGACGGTTGCGACCATGCGCGCGTGCAATTCTTCGGCGGTGTATCGCTGTCGCATATTTAGCACCTATCTACGGGCGTGCAATACGTTGGCCGGGTGGCGGGCTTGCTGTTGTTGCTGCGTGTTGTTTCGCACGCCGTCAAGGTAATGAGTGCTGCAATTGCCAGCCACTTCACTACGCCTCGTCAGGGTCTGGTGGTGGTGGTGGTACTTGCACAACACCGTCAACCACGGCCCAACCAATTGCTGCTGGGTTTTCGGGTGTGTATTCGATGAGGTGCGCCGGGTCAGTGTTTACCCAGTCAGGTGCGACTACCTCAACATTGACCACTACGCCGTTAGTTACGTTCGGCTCAACGATTGCTACGGTGCGTTCGCTCATACTTGGTACTGAATCCATACGTAGCCGCTGCCGCCTGCTGCGCCGCTTGTGCCTGCTGTGCCGCCCGCGCCAACTGTAACCGTAATACTTGCGGCTGGTGTGACTGCGGCACCTGCAACAATTTCAGCGCCGTTGCCGCCTAGCGCGTTCCATCCATACGCGCCGCCTTGCTGCGCTTGTGAAAATGCGCCTTGACCGCTATTGGCAACGCCTGCGCGCGCAACATCTACTACGGCCCCACCTGAGTTGTCAAGGTTGCCGCCAGTTGCGCTAACCGTACCGCTTGCAAACGCCACCGAACTAGTACCGCCTGAACCGCTTGAATCTGTACCTACGCCGCCGCCGCCGCCGCGAATGTACGCAATTGCATAAGTCACGCCTGCTGGTACTGTCCAAGTACCCGACGCGGTAAATGCGGCTACGTTCGTCACGCTTCCAAGGTTAGCCCACGCAGCACCATCGTAGTACTGCACCTTATTTGTAGATTCGAGGTAGCACAACTGGCCTTCGGCCAATACTTTTTCACCTGCACCGCCGAACGCTGCGTCGCGTTCAGTAGTACCCGCGAACACGGGCACGCCCGTGCGTGCGGATTGGTTCATCTGGTCCGCGGTAAGAACCTGCGACGCCAGGAAACTTGGAACGGTTGTTTGTGCGTTGGCGCCCATATCGCAATCCTAGCCCAAGACGTTCGCGCTATCTAGCACGCCATAGACGGGGTCGTCCAAAATAAGGGCAAAGACGACGGTGGTTGGCGAAGTGTAGAACCGGACGGTGTGGCCTTGCGCAAAGTTTATGACTGCGTCGATACCTTCCACGGCTAGTTCTTCGGTTAGTGGTCCGAACCCCAGCACGTCTTTTTCTATGGCTATGGTGTCGCCAATATCTACTAGGGCCACGGCGTCACGTTGTAGCGAACTGAGTAGCGCGAAATTGGTGGCCACGCTGGTGAACCGGGGCTGCGGGTTCGGCACTAGTAGGTAGGTGGCTGCGACGTCTAGTTCGCCCTGGTCGTGTAACAGACTGGAAGTTATGGCCCGGGTCTGAATGAAGTACTCGGCTTGGCTCGCGGCGTCATCGTCGGTGCCAGTGTCGCCGTCCAGGCTAGTAATGGCGGCGCGGTTCACCACGTGCGAGGCGTCGAACTCTATCTCTAAGTCGTTGTAGGGCGTTTGTGCGCCCTGGTCATCAAATTCGAGAACGGGCCCCGAAAGTGTGGTGCCGATACGTTCCTGGAATGTGAACACCCCCGTCCGGTCCATAAATAGGCGCCCGAATTCGGCGGTTTGGTTTATTTGTTGCGCGTACTGCAAGGCGTTAGTTCCTTGCGGAATAGTGAACGCTGCGTCGTGTCCTAGGTTTACGGTGCCGGTTGCGACGTTGCGCAAGGCGCCAGCAAATAGGGCAACTTCGGGTAGGTCCAAAATTGTTTCAAGTCGTTCGCCCGAAGTTTCTGGCGTGACGTTCAGTTCGTCCAAGTAGCA